AAACTAATTTCATCACCTTGCTTTAATAAATTATCTGCTGTTATCCCTGATTCTGTTGGTCTATGTGTCATAAAATAATCAGTTTCTTTTCCTAAATTATTTATATCATTTCCAACTCTATATATTTGATTATCTGGAGTAGCACTTTCGTATATTTGACTACCTATTTTTTCGCCTAGTTCTTTAATTGCTTCTCTTTTATTATATAAATCAAATTGATTAATCAAATTACTATTAGAATCAAGCAAATTAACTCTTACATCACCATTATCTTTTATGAAATACTCAATATTATTTGTTTTTGATAAATCTTCATATCTTTTTGCATTTTCATCCAAAGAAAAAGAACTATTTTGTTCTATTGTTTTGTTATTTTGTGCAAATGTATCACTTGTGTCAGATAATTTATCCACTTTTGTATCTATTTCATTTACTTTATTAGTTAATTTTTCTTGAGATTTTGCTATATTTTGTTGTTCATTTAATCTCATTTGAGTAATTTGTTCATTTAAAGCAGAATTATTTGTCATAACAGGTGCTGTAGTTTGTTCTTTTATGCCATTTTTAAGAGTTTTTGTAGCAACTGGACTAATTGTATTATTTTCAGCATTTTCGTTAAAATTAGCATTATTTTCGTTGATTTGAGAATTATTATTTTTATTATTTATATTTGTTTCAATATTGTTGATTGTATTTGTAGCAACTGAACCACCTAATGAAGTAATAGGTGCTGTAAATGCAGTAGAAATTGCTGCATCTTTACCTGCTTGTAATACTCTATCTAAATCTTCTTTAAATGTTGCATTTCTTTTTATACCAGCTTCATTAGCAGCTAATCTTTCACCAACTATAGATGTTGTTTCTTGTGACATTTCTTCTAATGCTTCACTACCAATGTTTTGAATATATGAAACACCAGCTACTTTTGCTGATTTAATTATACTATTTGCAGTTTGTTCACCAAATTTTTTAGTAAGCCATTTTCTTACTTGTGACTCACCATAATCATCAACTAAATTGTTTACTGCTTCTTTAGATACTGCACTTGTTGCCTTACTTGCAGTTCCAAATGTAAATAAATCGACTACATTTTCACCAGATTCAATAGCAGCATTTACTGCACCTGTTGCAGTTGAATATTTTTTTGCAATATCATCTGGAACACCCATATCAGTAAGTGTTTTATATTGATTACCAGCTTCTAATTTGTATGTATATGGAACAGAACCGAGTGTATAACCTGCTGCTGCACCTATTTTAGCTCCTGCTACTGTTCCTCCACCTGGATGAATTATTGTTCCTATAAGAGCTCCAGTAGATCCTAATGCTGTTGCTGCAATTCCTTGATTTTTTAATGATTCAACTTGTGTGTTTAAGTTTTGAATTGCTGTTCCTGCTAAACCTGGATCTGTTAATAAATCTTGATTATATTTGTTATATATTTCGACCTTTTTAGCTAATTTGTCAGCATTATTAGATTCACCATTCATTTTTTTATAGTATTCTAATGCTAATTCATTGTTTAATTTACCAGTTTCATAGTTATCACCAAAATTTTTAATTGGATCAACTACATGTTTTTCAATTTTATTTATAGCATTTTGGATACTTGCTCCCCCTGAAGCATCTACTTTATATTTCCATTCTTTATGTTCTTTATCTTTTTGTCTTCTTATATCATCTGCATAATCTTGTTTTTCAGCTTCAGTAAGACCTGCTGTATCTAAATCTAATTGTTGAATAACAGATAAATATTTATAGCCACTATCTCTTTTATCTTTATATCCTGCTTTAACTGCATCTTTATATTGCTTTGCTTCCAATTCTTTTGTTGTCATATTGTTTGTATCAACAATTGGTTCGTATTTACCTTTACTGTTATAAATATAGTATGTACCATCTTTTTTATAAATTTTTTCATCTTTTCTTTTACTATAATCCCAATAGTAATAATCACCATATTTTTTTCCAGTATCTGTATAACCATCTGCATTAGGCATTGGTTTTTTTGTTAATGTTGTAGCTACTTTGGTTTTATTTGCTAATACTGGCAATGCTATTCCATTATTTAAACCTTTTGCTATTGGTAAATTTATATTGTTAGTATTATTTTGTTCTTTATTAAGAGCAATTATAGAATTACTGCTAAAAGGTTTTGTATTAACAGTTGTCTTTACCTTCTTATTTTGTGAAGGAATATTTATAGGTTGATGAGCATTATTTTGTTCTTCCAGTGTTTGAACTTTAATCTTGTTCTTTTTTACATCACCTAAATTAAATGCCATTTAAATCACCTCAGTTCATTTTTATATATTGATTTTGTGATCCATCCCATACATAATATTTATTTCCATATTGCCATACAGTTTGGTTATCTATATTTGCACCAGATGCTCCTGTGTTTCCTGTACCATACATTTGTGCAACTGTCTTACCACTTGATTGTAAATATTTAACCTTTCCATTGCTATCTTTACCGATGTTGTTTGGTTGATAACTTTGACCATAATAATCTTTTGTACTAAATGTTCCATATTTTGCATCACTATTTATTGGCCCACTCCAATAATCAGTGTAAATATATCCTTTTTTATATCCTCCACTACTACTAGATCCACCACTTCCACCAGAACTATATATTTTACTTAATGAAAGTTGATATTCTCTTTCCCAGTTAGCTTGAGCTTGTTCTGCTTGTCTTTTTTCTTCTTCTAATTTTTTAATTTGTAATTCATATTCTTTAGCATCTTTTTCTCTAAGATATTTAATATTCTCATCAAATTGTCTAATATCTTCTTGAAATTGTTGTTTTTGTAAAGCATAGTTTTGTTCATATTGTCTAATTGCTTCTTTTTGCTCTTTTTCAGTATTAATTTGACTCCATAATGTGTTATATCTATCGTTATATTCACTATCTAATGCTTGTTGATTTGCTAATTGAGCTTGTTGCAATTGACTTGAAGTATTATATTCATTTAATGCTATATCTAATTGTTGTTTTAGTGCTTCTAATGCATATTGTGACTTATTAGTATCCCTATTAAGTTCTATTTCTTTAATAGCATTATCATATTGTAATTTAGCATCATTTAAACTAGATCTAGCACTTGCTGTTCTATTTTGTTGTGTGTTCCATGCACCTAATTTAGTTGTTTCACTATAACCTGTATTATTTAGTCCATTTTGAGCTTGTATTTCAGCATTTGCCCCATATGGATTAATAAAATCATAGTAGGCATTTTTACTTGCTATTGCTTCTTTTTCATATGCTTTTTGTGCTTTCTCTTTATTTTGATTTTGTAATTCTACTTGATATGCAGCATTTTTATCTGCTATTTCATTTTGAGTATTTTGCCAAGTATTTACATAATCTTTTTGTGTTTGTGCTAAATTACTATTTGAATCTATCAATCCTTGATACATTTGATTAGCATTATTTAATGCATTATTTTTTTCTGTATCGATTTTTGCATATCTTTCTTCCTCTGTCATAATTAACCTCCTATCGTTTTATGTACCCTGCTATAAATCCTTGTAAAGTACATGAAAAAAGTCCAAATGGTTTATTTGAACTGAATTTTATTTGAATATCTTTAAATTTTTTATCTTTTATTCTATATGCTATATATCCTTTTGCATCAGAATAAGTATTTTTTTCTCTTAATTCACCATCTACTATAGTAGATACTTTTATAGCATCATTATTCATTGGTTTTAATGTTGCTACTCCACCTCGTTTATTTGTTGTTTTAATGTATTCTTCATAGCCGAAATCATCTTTTGAAGTAGTCCAACAACTTTCTACTGTTTCATCAGGCACAGGGTTAAACATATAAAGTTCACCATTACTATTTCCTAAATATAAATTACCTTGATATTCAGTAATATAGTTAATGTTATTACCTAATTCCCAATAAAACCATTCATATTCTACATCGTTAGTATTATTTTGAAATTTTTGTCTTGAATCAGCTAAATATATATGAGTACCTACTCTGCATAACAAATATCCTAAATATTCAACTAATTCCACATTTTTATAGTCTAATTCGCTTAATAATTTACTATCTACCATACTTGATCTATGTGCTATTACTTGTTCACTATAAATATTTCCACTTATACCTTCTAATCCTCTTTTTGAGAAGAATACTATATCATCGTTAAAGTTTATTCCAGTAGAAACACATCCCATATTGATACTTCCACTTACTCCTGGATATATCTTTCCTTCTCGTGAATCTATCGTAGGTGTATGATAGTAAATACCTGTTGTATTTTGATTTAATTCTTTAATTGCCCATAACACATTATTACCTGGAATAATTACTCTTATAGGTGCTAAATCTAATCCATCTTCATAATATGCTGTATCTTTTACATATCGTGGATCATTTAACTCACTATGAAATATTGCATTAGGATGGTTTTGATTTCCACTAAAGAATATTCTATTATCAAACTCACATAATAAATTACATTTATGGATTCTGTCAGTATGATCTGAATTTGTTTTTGATAATGTAATAAATACATTACTTTCACCATCTTCAAGTGGTGCTGGTGGTGCAACAAAGAATGTTACTACACCATTTGTTCTATCCACACTAAAATCTTGTGTTTCAAGCTTTGTTATACCATTTACTTCTGCTGTCATAACAAATGTACTTACTGGATCTAAATCAGTAGTATCTAAATAGTATTCTGTGCTAGTTCCATCAGCTACAAATCCATTTTTTCTTTTTGGTGTTAATACATTTACTGGTTGATATACTGTATCATAATTATCATTGTATATTTCACCAGTTGGTTTTTTACCAATTGATGTTATTGGTATTGTTGGTTCTACTGCTTTTGCAGTTGTTCCATTATACTCTATATAATTTATTCCATCTTTTAAGAAGAATATACTATCAAATACAAATGCTTGACTCTTAGATGGATTTAATCCTGTATACAACTCAGTTGTTGTTGCTGGTGTAGTAGGATAATTAGTCCATTTTAATAATTTAGTCCCTACATGCAACAATACTTGTGTATTACTTAAAACTTTATAAAAAAACAGACCAAATATTTGATTGCCAAATGTTTCTAGCAATTTCATACCTGGTCTTGTTTCTATGCATGTGCCATTGCTATCTTCATAATTTTTCCACATATTTATTGATAATGGACTTCTATGTGATTGTACATTACTATTTGAAAAATCTACTCCTCTAAAGTTTTGATATGTTCTTGTCTTGATACCTTCAATACTTGCCATTAGATATCTAATCCTCCTTCAGCAACTATTAATCCAGATGTAGTTCTAGAATCTATCATTTGCATTAGCATTCTATATCTTTCATCGTAATATTTACCATAATTGCTTATCATATCATTTTTAAGAATATCAGCTGCCACACCATATGGCATTATTTCAAGAACATCCTCTGTTAGTTCAAATATGTATGTATTATCAATTCTTGCACTTGCTTGAGCTTCAGTTTCACCTTCTTGTGGTGTTATTGTTTCTGGTATTAAAGTTGGATATTTATAGTAATAAATTGTTGCTTCATCTAATCCATCTTCAAATATTATTTCCATATCACCTTTTATAGTATATTTATCTGTTTCTATATTACCTAATTGATATATATTTGGTATATTTTTAATTAAAAGTGTATTACCATTAGTTGCTATATCATAGACATATTTAGCAGGAATTTTCTTTAATCTACTTAATTCTGTTTGTATTTGATTAAATACTGAATTTATCTTTGTAGATATATCAGGATCTTCTGTTAAATAATCGTGTTCTGGATTTAATTCTTCAATTAATGCTAATACTTTTTTCTTTGCATCTTTTAGTGTCATACATTACACCTCTATTCTTTATTATTATAAATTTCATCAATATCTTTTATTTCTTCAGCCAATTCATCTAATGTACACATTTGGCATTGAGGTAAAATAAATCCTTCACCCTCATCCCACACCAATATTGTTCCTTCTGGCATTTTAACTACAACTTTAGATTCTTCTTCAATACTGAATCCAGCATTTTCTACTTTTGATTTAATAATTGTTGTTAATGTTAAATTTTCAAATGTTTGATGAACTCTACCATCTTCTGTTTGTTCAGTAAACTTCGTATCTTTTGATACTCTCTTTCCATATATTTGTTTTAAATTTGGTTTAATAGTATAATATTCGACTTTTTCTTTAGCCATTTTTATCTTCCTTTCTTAGGTCGTAGGAGATGGGATTGCACCACCTTAAAGACTATTCCCACGATAAAAGAGCCATAAGGCTCTATAATAAGAATTTTTTATGCAATGTTAGTTGGAACTATTACAATTTCATCTGGTCTTACAACTTTTGCACCACAACCATATAAACCTTTAATAGCATCTTCAAATGCATCTTGTGGTCTATAAGTTTCAGTTTTTCTAATTTGTTCAATAAATGCAACAGCATGTTTAGTTCTAATTATATTTAATACAGTTCCGAATGTTTTTGCTTCATAGTAGCTAGACAAACTAGCTGCAGATGGTGAAGTTACTTTAGTATAAGTATATGCTCCTTCTGAACCACTACGAGTATAGTATGTTTTTGCTAAATCAACAGCAGTATCAGCAGTTTTATCATAAGTAGCTGGGCTTCCTTTTGGTAATAAGTTTTCAATAGTAATCATAGCATTACCATATTTACCTACTACACCTTTCTTTGCCATTTCAACATTATCAGTTAATACTTCAATTAGATTTGGTCTTAAGAATTTGTGGAATGCAGGGCATACTTCATAGAATAATTCTTCTGATACTTTAACATTATTATCATATAATTTTTCTAAAGCATCTTCAGTTTTTTCAATTGCATTTGCTTTTGTAGCAGTAAATGCACTGATACCTCCAATTTCACTTGCTTCATATGCATCTTTGATTTTTTTAGCAACATATCTGTCACCATTTTCAGATAGTGCTAAAGCACCTTCTTGTGCTGAAGCTTCCATTGCTCCTGGAACTGTTTGAGCTTTTACAACATCATCAATACCTACATTGAAATATGTGAAATAATCAATAGGTAAGTCTTGAGATGTACTTGCTACTGCATCTCTTGAAATACTTGAACCTGGTACATATGGTCTTGTATTAGGTCTAACTGCATTTAATATTCTTACTTTTTCTGCATTTTTTGAGTCACCTTCAAATTTAAAATCACAGTGATTTCTTAATGAAGTGATAGTCTTTAATGCTCTTTCATAGGCTTTATGCCAAATTGTTTGTTTTGCATAATCCATTTTTCATTCCTTCTTTCTATTTTTAGTTTTATTTTTTGCTTGTCATTGATTTTCTAACAGCATTCCATATAGCATCATCATCTAGATCATCTAATGTTAAAGTGTCTATTTCATCTGATGTATACTCTTTTTCTACCTTTTCAGGAACTGTATTTTTCATACTTCCTAATTTAGTAAATTGTTTTTTAGATTCAGCTTTTGAGTACAAATTGTAGATATCTTTAATATCAGTTCCATAATTAAACTTTTTAACAAAATCATTGAATTCTTTCGAATCTAATATATCAGCACTAACACCGATGGATTTTAATTCTGTTTTTTTCT